CCAGGATATACCACCATACAGAATTGGTGTTGGAGTGGATTTCACACGCTGCCTAAATTGATGCCTTAGAGCAGAGTGGACTAAGTTCTCTGTTGTTTCTGACAGTCCCCCAAAGTTACACAAACTTGCAAACGTTGCTGATAGGGCGGACCGAGTGTGAATCACAGCTGTGTGGCCAGTCAGGTAGTAATTGTTTTGCGCACTAAACGTAGGGTGGTACTCAAGGTTATCTCCTTTATACGTGACTAGGGAATCCTGTAGAGGTGTAACACCGTCCAAGTTGGCCTCTAGATATATGGTCCGAGGAGGATCACCAATATCAGCCGACCAAACCAATGTGTGTAGGGTAATCAGTGTCAAGAATATAGTTTGGTAGACGGCAGGGTAATCCTCATTTCCTAGTTGTGCACTCAAGTTCGATGAGATTGATACGTTACTTGCCACATTGGGTTGGCAAGCCAGGTAAGATCCCATTTCTGCGTCGGTCAAGTTAAATCTGTGTGCTAGGGTGCCACCTATTATCGGATCAACAAATGGTATTAAGTCATTGATATTATCTTGATATCGGGACTGGGCAATAGTCCTAGCTAGCTCCTCTGCTAATGATCCAGGCGCAGTAACCAACAGTGAGGTTTGTAGGATCTTGAGCGCGTCTCGAAGTGGAGGAGAAGTTGACACTAGCTTAGCTCCTTTGTGTGCTGCTTTGACTTGCGTGCTAGACCCCAAGTACGGAACAGAACGTCCTCTTAGGCTGAAGGGATTGTTGAAGGTTGGGCACATCAAAGACACAATCCGAGAGACTTTGTCATTGATTACGAGCGGTGCTGTCTTGTACTCTCCAATGTCAAGCGGGTGGAAGACGGACACCCCTCTGAGATCATCTACCTTCCAAAAAGACCTGAGACGTTCTGCTCCTGGGTATGATCGCAATGGAATAGACTCTTGCAGGGAATACGCTTTCAAGGAATACAGCCACCTGAGAATCCATTTGTGGTACACCAGATCAGCGTGTAGACTTATACTCGTGACTGCCACACCCTCTAGTCTGCCGACACCAAGGATGGTTTTAGTGTTGGTGAATCTTTTGGCGAATTTCTCAACAACTCCCGGAATTGATAACTGGTACAGATCATGAGCTACCTTCGGGTACATTGGAGTAAGCCGTGACAGGTCATTCAGCAACTTATCAGAGTTGGATAGTCCGATAGTTAACATCTCCTTAAGTGTCCTGTTTCT